CAAGCGTGGGGAAGTATCACAGCAAGAGCTCAAATACTATACTCAGCAAAAGCTAAGATGACAACAATGAAAAAGATAGTAGGATTGTTTGATGAAGATGAATATGGAGTTATATTTAATATGACAAAGGATCAAGCTGATGCCGTACATAAAAATCTAAAGGATAGATGTGTCCCTCATCACAGTGGAGTATCTAAAAAGAAGAGGGTTGAGCATCTTAAATCATTTGCTGATGGTAGAACAAAGATTAATATACTTTCGTCAGCCAGAACGCTTGATGAGGGTGTTAATCTACCTAGAGTTAAGTATGGATTGCTAATGTCAAGTTCAAGTAAAGTAAAGCAACAGAACCAAAGAGTTGGTAGGGTTATAAGACTTGGAGATGATGACAAACATGCAATAGTAATGAGATTATACTGCGAAGACACCAAAGAAGAAGACTGGTTAGACTCCTCTCAATCTAAATTAAATGTTGTAAATGTAAAAGATTTAAAAGAATTAAAAAAATTAATTAACAATTAACAAATTAATAATAATGAAGAATATAAAAGAAGTATTAAATAAAGTGTATAATAATCCAGAGCTTAGAAAGTCCATAGTTCCATTATTTATTGGTAATCCTGGATTAGGTAAAACTGTAATGATAGAGCAATTTGCTAAAGAAAACGGGGCTAATTTAGTAGAGTTAATTACTTCTCAGATGTCACCATTTGAAATATCTGGTATTGCGATGCCCGATAAAGACACCAAAAAGATGACTTATTACAATTTCGACAAATTAGAGGATCTTAAAGATGGGGATATATTATTCTTCGATGAATTACTTAACGGTAATCCAGTAGTTTTAAATGCATGTTTAACTATATTGGAGCAAAGAAGATTTATATCTGGTAAACCTTTACCAAACATTATGATTGTTGCAGCAGCTAATCCTCAAGGAATGGTTCCGCTAACACCTCAAATTAAAGAAAGGTTTGTATGGTATGATGTGAAGTTTGATAAAAAGATGTGGGTAGACTATATGATAGAGAGCAAGAGAATTACTCGTAAGATAGGTAACAAATTAGCAACTGTCATATCAATGAGAAATTCACATCTAATAATTTCTATACCCCTAGAAGTGTAGATAAGGCTGTTAATATGCTTATTAATGATGTACCTACTCCTTATAGTAAAACAATAATGCCTATATTGTCTGAACCTATTACAAATAAATTAGACAAAAAAGTAGTATTGGTTAAGACAGTTAGAAAGACTAAGGATAGAGCTGGATCTCCAGAAATAGCATTAGCCCCAGGAGAAATGTCAACATGGTTAGATATAATGAAAATTAAAACAAAAGAAGATGGAACTATTAAAAAGTAAGAAATTAGATTTACCAACAGTGTATTTTATTACAGATAAAGAAGAAATCAAAGATGTGCCTATTGGGATACCTTTTGTTTTTGGAGATGATCATGTAAAAGAAAATATGATTAGAGTTTTAGAGTATGAAATATTGTATCAAGCTGCTTTAGCTAGTGGATATCCTTTCAACTTTAAGAAAATATTAGAGGAAAATGGATATGATGATTTAATATCTCATGGTACGTGCGGAGGTGGAGCATATGTAGAGTATAGCACATCTAAAACTATAAAAGATGATTTTGATATATCTACTAAGATCCCTTTAGTTAATAAAAGTAGAGGAAGTAAAGTTTTTACTAAATACGCCAAAGATTCTTCAACCTATGTGAATATAGAAACTTTAAAGAGTCTAAATATATTTCCTACATGGCTGAATAAGATAGAAGATGCTGTAAATACTAATATTCATAACTTTGCAGTACATAATCCAAATATGTATAACAAGAAGCTAGAAGGTATGTATGGAGGTATTGATATGAGACCACCTAGTAAAAACTTGATAATAATTGATATATCAGGAAGTATTCCTAAAGCTGTATCAACAACATGTCTGACATTAGCTAAGAATTTATCTGAGACATTTTATGCAGATATCTTAATAACAGGATCTAAGTCAACATTATATTCATATGAAGAGATATCTTTATTAGATGTTACAAGTATTTACGATGAAAATGGTATGGACAATGATCAGGTGTATTTTAAGAAGTTATTATCTCAAGATGAAAGGTCTTATCAGACAGCTATAGTGTTTGGAGATAATGATGAACCTGGTCATGGTTGGAGTAATGAATACAATAGGGGTACTGGAACTATATCTAACAAGGATGGGCAAGAGCTATGTAAATGGAAAGTGGAGAATTTAATATCTTTTCATACCAATAGATGGGGACATGATTATGAGACGATTGCAGGATATGGTAGATGGTTTACTCCAGACAATATTGAACATATAAATGATTGGGTAGAATATCTAGATTAAAATTAAAATTAAACAAAACAAAATAAGTAACTAATAATTAAATAAATAAATAAGAGTATGAGTACATTTTTAAAGAAAGACGGATTAAAATTACAAGATGGTGGCTATTTAGTAACTAAAGAAGGTAAGCCAGTAGCTAATGCAGAGTTTGAGAAAGCTCAAAAGAGAGCAGAGTATGTTGTAACATTAGCTGGTTTAGCTAAAGGTAAAGACTTTAAAGGTAAGAAAGCTGACAGCTTTAGTGATTTAGCAGCATTAGCTCACAAGCAATTATCTGAAGTGGCAGTAACTGAGTTTGTTAAAGCTCCTAAAGAAAAGAAATCTCCTATTGGAGATGCTTTAGCTAAAGAAGCTATGGCTTTTATTGAGTTCAATAAAGATACAAGCAATGCTAAGAAAGTTAATGCATTCTTGCAAGAGTTTAATATAATCAATGAGTTTGAAACTTTTGGATTATTCTTCGGAAGTAGTATTACTAAATTGAATAAAATCTATACGATGAAAGAAGTTGTAGATGCAGTAGAGTCAATGATTGAGCATTTAGATTAATATTAAAAACAACAACTAATACGGGTGCAGGGATATTCTCTGCACTCTTTTATTTACAAAAAAAAAGAAACTATAATGAAAGAAAGTTTAGATAATGCAATGCAATGGGTTAAATCCCAAAAAGATGTTAGAGGATGTATAACAGGATCATATTTATTAGATTATTTCCCAGATGAAAATCAGGATCTAGACGTATTTCTATATAGTGAGAAATCTTTTACAGAGCTATTTTACGCTATGTATCATGATCCTATGTTTACAATATTAGATCCATTAGAGAAATGGAAAGCTGATAAATATAGAATGAATGATAGTGACTTCTATAAGTTTGGATTAATCACAATTAAATTCACATACAACACATGTGTACCAATAAACTTAATACTTAAGAAAAAGTGTAATGATGTATTTGCTGTTATGGCAAGCTTTGATATGGACATAATCTGTAGAGGTTATGATATTCAAACTAAGCAAATGTTAGACTTATCAGAGAATAAGGGTGGTAAAGTTGCTACGTGGAATAAGTGGAATACATCATTCTATAGCTCTGAAGTTTGGGAGATAAGTAGAATTCTTAGACAATTAGAGAGATGTTTTAAATATCATGGTAGAGGTTATAATGTAGATGCAATAGTTCACAAGTATATTGAGCTGATTGACAAAATACAAGAGCATGATAACATATTTAACTCTAAGAATTATACAGAGAATCTAAAGATTAAAAAGTCTAACACTAAGATAGTGAAGATGATATGTGAGAAATGGCTAGAAACTCATGAAATCACACCAGAACAAATTGAATTATTAAAAGTTAAAATTAAAGAAATATAATTATGAGTTTAACAATAGACGACTTATTAGAGTCATTACAAGATCCTGACAGAGGGTTAGAAGGAAGCACAGCAGAAATATGGAGAAGAATAGCAAATAGAGATTCTTTTGATGAATTAGACGCTGACGAAGAAGAAAAGGAGCAGATAATAAAAGAGTTTATTGAGTCAAATCCTTATTCTAATATTTAATAACTTAAATTAATTCAATATGACAAAAATAGAAAAATTTATAGTAGACAATGATCTTGACTTTGAAAGTACAGATAGCGGGTTAAATGCTAATTGTGTAGTGTTAGCAGGTTATGCATTACATTTGGGAATTGATGACTTTGAAAGTGAATTGCTACCAGAAGTAGAAGGTTTAAATAATGATGCATTATTAGAGCTTGAAAGAGTGTTTAATTATGCTAGACTTAATAATTATGGAGCATGGTGGGATTCACCTATGGCCAGAAAAATGTATACATTTTGAAGTCCTTTCTAGTTAAAGGGAAAAGACCCTTGATTAAATGGGGAATGTTACCTGATAACACATTCTTTGAAGGAGCAACACCAGAGGGATTCTCTCTGGCTGTTACACCATCAGAAGGTCATGTAATTATAGATGTTGATAGACATGGGAATATAGACGGGTTTGAAAATATACCATCAGAGATCCTAAAAGAGCTAAACATGACATTAAATTACAAGACTAAGAATGATGGTAAGCATTACTGGTTTAATTATACAGGAGATGAAGTATTAGCCAATAAATCTAGTAAGATAGGAATTGATCTTAGAACTAACAATGGATATGTGGTATACTATCCAGATAATGATGTAAGAGATCAAATGTACCTAGTTAAAGATAGCTCAGAGAATATGAATAATTGGCTACAATCATTATTCGGGTATATAAATAAATAAATAATAAACATTAAAACAATTTTAAATTATGATTAAAGATATTGAAACTAAGTTAGAAAGAGTAAATCAATCTCAAATAGGTATGTTAATTCACTTGTCGACAGGGGGAGATCCGTTGAAGATTATGAAATTAAGTGACTTAGCTAAAGACATATCTTTAGAAAACAATGTAGATTGTAGAGTAGAAGATTTAGAAATGTTTTATAACCTAGAAGCACCTATTACAAAATGGGATGACGTAGTAGGTGAAGAAGATATCAATAATATGATATAATTAAATTTAAGGTGGTTACATTGAATGATGATTTAGTGTAACCGCCTTTATTATAAATTAAAATTAGGTTTATTTAATTATTATTGCTACTTTTACACCATGGATGACAAGGATAAAAAAGGAGAATATGAGCTATGTTTAGCTTGTGTAGGATCAGGTGTAATATACGATGCAGTAGAAGATATTGACATATCTTGCAAGTACTGTGAAAGTACTGGAGAGGCATCTCCTGCAGATAATGAGATATTTTTAAGTAAAGAGATTAACCAAATTTAAAAATTAAAATAAATGAATGAGACAATAGGACCTACTAAGGTATCTATAGACTTCTCATGCCTTCAAAACAACAACATTACTGCAGATTTGTATATATTACTATTCTGTAGATATCATAGTAACTGCATATTACCACCAATCATAAAAACTGCCACACTGGGAGATGATCATGCATTGGAATATTTAGAAAGTGAAGGCTTTGTAAAGATAATAGGTGATAAACAGTTTTCATTACGACAAAAAGCAATAAACCTATTTGAATCAAATAACTCTAATAAAGAGTGGTTGGAATTTTTAGGTAAGTTTCCAGCTAAAGTTCCTAACGGAAGAGGTGGGACGAGAGCTTTAAAAATATCAAACCCTGATTCAAAGGGTAATGTTAGAATAAAAAAGAAGTATTTAGACTTAATCAAGTCTTCTCCAGAATTACACAGCAATATCATAAGGATATTAGAGGCTGAGATAAAGATGAGGAAGAATTCTAATGATTTGCAATATATGCATAACATGGAAACGTGGCTTAATCAAGCTGATTATGATAAGTATGCTTATTTATTAGAAGATGTGTCGAATGATGATTATATGAATGAAGACTATATGTAATGGAAGAGAAGTTGGGAAAGGTAGAGGAGAGAGTAGACGGCATAAAGAAGATAAAAAAGTCCAAAGAAGATGGTAAAATATTTTGTATACCATTTAAGAATTACCCTAAGTTAGCTGAATCAGTTCCAGGAATTGTTCCAGGAATGATAACTATGATTACAGCAGCCAGTGGGGTCGGTAAGACTCAATTAGCCAAAGCTTTAGCTGTTAGAGAGCCATTGGAATATGCAATGGCAAACGATGTTGACCTTAAGATACTATATTTTGCATTAGAGGAATCTAAGCAGGAATTTATAGATAGTATGATATGTAATTTTATATCTATTAAGTGTAAAATAAATATAGACATATTAACATTGCAAGGATATAGAGAGGAAGCTTTAGACGACTCTACAATGGGTTTAATAGAGCAATATATGCCACATGTCGAAGAAATGCTAAAGAATATTGAAATAATAGATTCTGTGTATAATCCAACTGGGATATATAAATACTGTAGGGATTTTGCTGATAGAAATGGTACACACCATTTTGAGACTAGAGAATTTATAAAGAAGAAATCAGACGGTACAACTAAAAAAGTACCAACTAAAGTTTATTCTCACTATGTTCCTAACAATCCTAATCAGGTAGTTATATGTGTAGTTGATCATATGTCATTACTTACTCCTGAAGGAGGAGGTACTTTACGTGACGCTATGGCTCAGTGGAGTACTAACTATTGTTTAAAGCAATTGACAAAGCATTGGAATTGGGCAGTGTGCAACATTATCCAGCAAGAACAATCTGGAGAGAAAGAGCAATTCTCAAATAATGGACAAAGTATCCAAAAGAAGACTGAGCCATCGTTAGCAGGATTTGCCAACAATAAGGAGGTTCAGAGGGATGCCAAAGTTATATTGGGAGTGTACAGTCCAGATAGATATGATTATGGGGAGTATCACGGATATGATATTACTAAGTTTAGGGATACATTTAGAGCAGTTAAAGTGCTTAAAAACAGATTTGGACCACCTAATAAGTATTATCACTTTCTGTTTAGTGGAGCAACTAATAGATTTAAGGAAATGCCAAGGGCAAATGAGAATTTAAAATGGTATTATGAACAAGCTAATGAA